AAGGTATTCTTATTGTTTATGGCATGAAGGATGCCACGGATCTGGTATTCACGGGCAGTAATCTCACGACCCTTGGATGTAATGTTTAAATATTTTACAAATGAAACCAGAGAATCAAGGTCTAAATTATTTTTAGTATCGACAGGACCGTAATCAGAGTCCTCCTCCACCATCTCGTAGTCCCTTTCCTTGGCAAACTTTACGAGATATGGAAATAGACCAATGGGCAATTCCTTTTTCTGGAAGTTATATATCCTATACTTTCCATCCCAATATTTCTTTTTATAGGCAGGAGTGAATTTATATCCAGGCACAAAGAAACAGAAATGTTCCTGTAACTCTGCCTCTACCGAAACAGTGGTTTCGATGTGAAGGTAAGCATGATTTTTTCGATGAACAACAATTTTATCCACCAGATGTAAATCTCCGCCAATCTATGATGTTCTTTATTGTAGAATGCCGCCAACGAATAGTATTGATTATCTCGTCAAGAGTGTCAACGATTGTCTTTGCTAAATCAATCTTCGAGTTCAATGCCTGTAAGTCTGTATCGGATTTATAATAATAATGCAAATCAGACTTCATTATCTTTAGACCATCAAAGGGGTCTGGGTTCCATCCCATTTTTTCTACGGTGCCTTTATCCATTTTTCCAGAATAATAAAGCCACTTGTTCTTGAATTTTATTTCTAACTGTGCCTCAAAATATTTGAGTTCCAGTTTAGCAGTAACAAGCATTTCAAGATACTTGGCATGAAGGGAGGCAGTTTTTATGGACTCATCGTCCAATGCCATGTTGTTTATTACTGAGTCAATTTTCCATTCTTTAAGTACATCTTCAATATTTTGCATACTACTCCAGGACCATATCAGTAAAAGCGAATGTCATTGTTGAGGTTACATACTCTACTTCAGTTTGAGCAGAAGAGAATGTCAAATCCCCAATACTTGTCGGCCACGCATCAGTAAATCTTATTTTACGCACTGTATTATTATGTGAACTTAATATCATAACAGTTATATCACTAGATTTTTCTAATGGTTCTTTATCACTATTATACACTATTTCCTTGGTCCAGTCAAGCATTTCTTTATAGTTTTCTAAATTCTCATCAACAACTACCTGAAGAGATAATTCTTCAAAATTAAGTTTATCAGAATACATATGTAGAGTTCTACCGGGAGTAGAATAATTAGCTGGAGTAAGCTGAATAGCAGGAATTGTTGCGCCTATGCAGAAATATTCTACATTCGGAATTTTACCTACTACCACCTTGAAGTTGAGTGGTGAGAGGAAATTTATATTTGTGGTTTTAGATGCCATGAAATGGTGCCTCCTATACCATTATTTATAACAAAAAAAAAGGGATGCCGAAGCATCCCTCCTTTTTAAAGATGTAGTTACCTAATCTTTATACAAGCGATGTTACGAAGAATGTACGGAAATATACATTGCTATCAGCAACAATACTTGTGAACGGGTTGGTGACCATGCCATAACGAGTCTTGAACCCGATACGAGGCTGGAAGTCATCCTGACCAATTGCACGAACCATCGTCAACGGAACGTATGGGCAATAGAAGAAACCAGCATCATATGCATTAGTTCCTTTATAACCAACCGTAACGTAGTCAGAAGCGGCAAACGGATCAATGAATACTTTCATGTTACCATGAATAGTACCAGCAAACAAGTTGCCGTTATCATCAACATTCAGGTTGTTCTGAAGCGCCGGTGCATACTCAAGAGCGCCAGTAGCACTAAGAGCAGAAGCAACATTGCTAGAACAAACGATGAAGTTACCACGACCACGACGAGTATTGATACCAATCGCATTCGCTTCGAACATGATCTTCATCAGAAGGTTTTTGTAATGTTCAACTTCCCAACGACCATCACCATGACCAGCAGTACCGATAACGAAACCATTAGTTCTTTCGTTTACGCCACTTGTGCCAGAATCATCAGTATAGACTTCCTGTGCCGAAGAATTCATCAGATTGATGACTTCTCTGTTAATTTCAGCAAGAATTTCTGTGCTGAGAATATTAGCCAATTCACTTTCAGCATCCAAACCATGGACTGCTTTAAGGTCATGTGCTAATTCCATCGTGTATTCTGCTTTCAGAGCACGAGAGACAGCGGTAACCGTAGTTTTGTCAATCGTGAAACTCATTTCACGGAATGCAGTCAATCCTTCAGCTTTAGGTGTAGAATAAGGACCAGAGAAAGAAGTTTCTGGAACATTATGCAATGCTTCAGGAGTACCTGTTACTGCGGCCAGAACACCATCACCAGAATCAGCAGCACTAACTTCAGCGGCATTTTCCATCTTCGCTTTCATTGCAAAGATAAGACCAGTAGGACCAGTCATGGGCTGAACACCAGCGATATCATATGCAATGATATTAGGCATTGCACGACGAACCAATGAAATCAGGATCGGGTCCCAGTTAGAGACATTACCAGTTTCATTTGCTGCCGTTTCTGCTAAGAAACCAGACTGCTGACGTTCTTCTGCCAGAGCCTTTTCTGTGTTTTCAAGGACTACTGCCGTAATTGCTTTTTTATGAGCATCCTTGATTTCAGGAGTTCCTTCTGCATTAAGCACAGGACCCCATTTTTCGAGTAAATTTTGTGAACCAAACATATTTTTTTCCTCTTAGAAAGTTTGTTTCTTATTCAGAGCATCGACATATGCCGACATGCTCGGAGTAAGTTTTTTGTCATCAACTGTTTCAGTGGTCAGAAGTTCTTCTTCTGGCACAACAGTCTTTACTTTGAAGTACGATTCCTTGATTGTTCCAATCTTGGAAGTGAAAGTTTCAGTATCAACGAACTCTACGTCCTCAAGCAGACCCTTGAATTTTTCTGCATCGATTTCAGTCATTCCGACTGTCGCTTCTGCGATTAAATCAGCACGTTCATGTGCTTGTATCGATTTAGAAAGATCAATACCACGGTCAACAGATTCAGAGAGCTGTGCAGTAAGTTTTTCAACCTGTTCTGCCAGTTCATCAACCAAATCAACTTTAGATTCGGGAACTTCTACATGATGTTCCACGAAGACATTGTATAAAGAAGACATAAACGACTCTGCAATCTCAGTACGCAAACCAGATTTGACTTCTAACTTATGTTCTTTCATCCAAGATTCCACAACATAGTTTAGATATGAATCTACCTTTTCGACCAGTGCTTCCTGCCCAGATTCAGTGGCTTCCACCAACTTAGCTGCATAGGATTCTTCCAGTCTTGCTACTTCGACTTTAAGTTTAGAAGAAATCGCTGCTTCAAAAATCAAAGCTGCCTTATCCTTGAAACCATCTGCCAAAGACTCTTCGCCTTCAACCAGTGCATTCAAGTCATCAGAAAAATCAACCTTGACTTCTTCCTTCTTAGTCTTAGCTTTTTCTTCTGTTTCTTCGTCTTCGTCTTCTACTTCCGACTCGTCGTCATCGACTTCTACTTCAGCTTCATCTTCATCATCATCATGATCTTCCTTTTTTGCTGATGCTTCATCGACAATTTCCTCATCTACAACTTCAACGTCCTCAACCATATCTTCAAGTTGTTCTTCATTGATGTCAGTGATGCTATCTTCTTGCATTTTTTCAGACATTTTTATATTACCTCTTGTTAAAGTTTCGAGAGGAAATCGGCAAACAACTCTGACTGCTTTTCTTTTAGTTGTGCAGTTCTTGCCTGTTTTATTTCAGTCTCATATTTTTCAATTTGTTGAGCCTTCAAAATACCATTATCCCAAACCCATTCAACTCCTTCCATTATCCCATTAACAAAAGCTTCTGGAGCAGACGGATCTTGAACTATGTCGATTGTTGCTAAATGAAAATCATTTTTTACAACACTCATATCTTTCTTAGCCTCAAGACTTCCCATACCACGACTTGAAACACCCAATTGAACCCCACCTTCAATAAGACCTTTAACAACCTTACCCATAGGAGTATTCAATACCAGTGCCTTTCCAACGACATTATTACCCTCAAATTTGAGGCTAGTAATGCGGTGTGAAACCTTATCCAAGTTAATCGTAGGACCATCAGGATGATTTAACTCACCTACGGCACGACCCTTGGATACCTGTTCTTTAATGTATTTCTTTACGGCAGATTCCATCACCGCTTTGGGATACATTCGCCCATTTCTATTCTTGGACTCAGACTGCATAAAAACACCTTCAATGAAAGTATTTTTTGCCTTACCTGTTCCTTCAGTAATATATGATAAATCTTCTTGATTAAATTCTGTGATTAATTTCATATTACTATTCTTCTTCCTGTGTTTGTTCAGGTTTCCCTTTCATCATTGTAGTTGCTACTGGGGACATCTGTCCACTAAAAGCATCTGCAACTTTATCATTCATAAGTGAATTAAACCAATCACCACTGGCTAATTTGTCATCATTATGAATATTTGATATTAAATTCTTAATATTATCCATTATATTTTCTCATTCATATTATTTATAAAAAAGTGTTTTTCTACTCTTCCTCATCATCATCATCAGGTTCAGGGATTTCCTTTTCAGGTTCTCTGGGCATAGTAGGTTCATCATCAGGAGGAGGTGATCCTCCACCACCACCATCATCATCATCAAAATCATCATCTGGATATTGTTCCTTCTCATCCTCGATGTCTTTATCGATTTCTTCTATATCATCGTCACTCTGCATCAAAATATTTTTACGAACCCAATTAACAGAATAATATTTGCCCACGAATTCGTCTACTTCTCTAAGAGTATTGACTCTTTCACGAATCATCTCCGCATCTTTCAGTTCAGAAAAATATACATCCTCCCCAAAATCTACAAAGATTTGATCCTGTAAATCAGGCCAATCGTCCCGTGTGATGATGCCCTTTAGAATAAGTTGCATTCTAAGTGCCTGAAGAAAAACATCTCCAAACTTAGAACATATCTTATCCAAAAACTTCTGAAATTTTACTTCATCTCTCGTTATCTCATTACTACGACCAAGAGAGAACTGTGCCTCAGATTCCAATCTATTGACAGGAACATTCAGGGATTTATATAATTTCTTCTGGAAATATATGAGATCTTCAA